ACTCATGGGCAAGTCACCATGGAAATCTGCTTATCAGCTTTGGGCCGAGAAGACCGGCCAACTAAGCGATGAGATTGAACCATCGATGCCGATGAAACTAGGCACAGCTTTTGAAGCTCCTATTCGAGAACTATTTCGAGAGCAAAACGAAGGCTGGCTAAAGGTCTATGAGGCCGGAACCTGGCAGAGCGTTGCTAACCCAATTCTAAAAGCCAACCCCGACGGCATCATCGAATGGGAAGATGGCAAGCTCGGAGTGCTCGAGATCAAGTTCACCAGGCAGTATTGGGATGAGCTACCGGAGCACTATAACCTTCAAGTTCAACATTACCTTCAAGTTCTAGGTCTAGAGCGCGGTATAGTCGTAGCGGTCGCAGGAGGCGACTGGAAGGAGTTTGAGGTGGTTTGGGATGATTCCCTTCAGAAGGACATGAAAAAGGCTGTACGAGCCTTCTACGGCCTTGTGACATCGAATAAGCCCCCAGAGTATGACGGAAGCACATCTACTTACGAAACGGTTAGAGAGCTATCCGAAGGCTTACATGAAGGCGAGATGGAGCTTGGATCACTTTGGTCTAACCTGGTTGCGACTAAGGCTGAAGCCGATTACTGGGCCAACGCGCTCCAGGCACAAAAGTCGGCGGTTCTAGCATTTCTAAACGGAATCAAGTATGGTCTCTACCAGGGCGAGAAGGTAATCTCACTTCAAGCCCGAAACGGCAAACCCTTTATCACATTCAAATAGGAGAAAACACAGATGGCATTTGACTTATCGAACTATGAAACCGTGGCCGATCGTATCCAGAAGTTTTGGAAGACATGGCCTCAGGGACGCATCATCACCGAAATCAAACTAATCAACGAAACCGAAGTTGTAGTTCAAGCTTCAATCTTTACTGACCGGGAAGACGTTAGACCTGCATCAGTAGATTGGGCTCATGAGACTCGAGGCTCGACACACATCAACCGGGCAAGCTTCTTGGAGAATTGCGCCAGCTCTGCTATCGGTCGCGGACTTGCAACGCTCGGGCTAAGCACTTCTAAGAATCGCCCATCGAGAGAAGAGATGATTAAGGCAACGCGAGAGTCTCGGAACTATATCGAAGAAGCTTCTGAAGCTGCAGCGAATAAAGATCTAGAAACCCTAAGAACTATTTACAACACGGCTCTAAAGTCACAAGTTGATAACGATGTTCTTGAAGCCATTAAAGGCTTAGCAGATTCCATAAAGGCCAAGTAAAGTGAAAGGGCTGTGACCCACAGAAAAGTCACAGCCCGACGCTTATGGCGTCACCCAACCACGATGGGCATTTACAGTATAGCCCTAGGAAGGCACAGGATGAGTCTAGAAGCCTTATCAGCCGTTCTGCATCACTCACATAGCACCGGCACAGCTCGGGCCGTCCTGACGGCTCTGGCGTGGCATTTAGGAGATGATCCTGAAGAAGGCTGCTATCCATCACAATCTCGCCTGGCATCATTAGCCGGGTGTTCCGTTAGGCAAGTTCAACGCAACCTACAAAAGCTGGTCGAGCTCGGTGAAGTTGAGATGTCGCAACATGACGGAATCGGGTATCGGTTCGACAGAATCACAAACCGGTATTGGATCCAGATAGACTGTCCTGAAGGATGCGACGGCACTTTGAGTCACAAACTACGGGGCGTCAAAAAAGGCAAGACGGGACGTCATTTAAGACTCATCGGGGTGACACCCACGACGTCACGGGACGGCGTAGATGTCGCGTTAAAGTTAACTAATAATTAACTTAAACTTAAAAGAACACTAGAAAGGAAAACACAGAAATGGCAGTAATTACAATCTACGGAAAAGTAGCTGAAGTAGTAAACGAAGGATACCCAAGACTCAAGGTCTGGGAGACCTACGACTTCAGGGGCGAAGCACGTAATCGCCTATGGACTGTTTGGCTAGACAATGGCACAAACATCAAGAAGGACGATGAGATCAAAGCTGAAGGCTCGCTCGGAACCAAGGTCGGAACTTACAACAAGCCCGGTCAGGAAACCAAGCAGGTTGTTGAGCATTCATTGAACAATTCGCTAGTAGAGCTGATCAAGGCTGCAGAGCCTAAGAGCTCAACCCCAATCGAAGACGTAATAAACATCATGGCTCCACCACCAGGAATACCGCAGAATAACCCGTTCTAATGTTCGAGTTGTTTATTGCCGGTGACCCAAGACCGCAAGGATCTAAGAAGGCATTTAATCGAGGAGCTCACATAGTCCTAGTAGAAGCCAACAAAGACCTGCCAGCTTGGCGAGAGCACATGAAGAAGATGCTCGAGCTCAAAATGATGGAGTTCGACAATCGCTTCGATGTAGCAGTCTCGGTGTCTTTGACCTTTTGGCTACGAAGGCCCAAGACCGTCACCAGGCAATACGCAACTCAAACCTATGACCTCGATAAACTGACCAGAGCCGTATTCGACAGCCTCACGCAATCGGGCGTAATCAAAGATGACAGCTATGTAGTGGATCTAACTGCCCGAAAGAATTACAGCGACTTACATGAACCAGGTGTTCTAATCAGCCTGATACCATTCGATAACAGTTTGATAACGCAGGGCGTGTCGGAGATTGACCGTAAGCGCAGAGGCCTAGTTTGAGGCTATGAAGATTCTATTTTTAGATCTAGAGACCTCACCGAACTTGGCCCATGTATGGGGACTCTGGGATCAGAACATAGCAATAACACAGATAGAGCGCTCGACAGAAGTCTTATGCTGGGGAGCTCGATGGCTTGGAAGCGACAAAGTAATCTTCAAGTCAGTTCACCATCATGGTAAAGAAGCGATGCTGGATGAATTACACAAAGTCATGGATGAAGCGGACGTTCTAATAGGTTGGAACTCAGCTGCATTCGATAGCAAGCACATCAAGCGCGAGTTTATCGAGAACGGCTACTTACCACCTAGCCCATGGATCGAATTAGACCTAATGAAGGTCGTCAGGTCTCAGTTCAGGTTCCCAAGTAACAAGCTCGACTACGTAGCCCAAAAGCTAGGCGTCGGAGCTAAGGTGCAACACTCAGGGTTTCAGCTTTGGCTGGACTGCATGGCCGGTATCCCTAAAGCCTGGAAGATGATGAAGGAATACCAGATTCAGGATGTAAACCTTCTCCTGGATCTATACGACATTCTGCTTCCCTGGATAAAGAATCACCCTCACGTTGGAGCAAGCGAGGGCAGACCTGAAGCCTGCAAGAACTGTGGAGATAGCAACGTTCGTCCGCATGGCTCACAAATGTCTGGAGCCGGTAGATACAGAAAATACAAGTGCGCCAAGTGTGGCACTCACCATCGAGGCGAGCTAATCGCTCGAGGTGTCTATAAATAACAATTTGATAACAAACCTTGGATAAATTACATAAACCTCTAGTTGATAACCATAATTGACATACCACACACAGAAAGGCAACAAATTGCTAAACATAATGAGAATAACTATGGCACTAACAGTTGTTGTATCCGTGACAATCGCCGGGTTTGCAATAGCTGAACCAACACTAGGACTCTTGGGGCTAGGAGCAGCCATCCTATTCCTAAAGGCTGATTGGAGTAGAAGCTAATGGACTTCGAGAAGATAGTCGATAAGCATAAGGATCAGATAGCAGAGCTATCAATTTTAGGGTTTAACCTAGGGGTTGCCGAAGGTCGAACTATTGAACGCAATCGCATTATAAAGCAGCTGGTTGCTCAAATCTGTTTTGAATATGGGATAGAACTATCTTGCGAGCACTCAAGTTGTTGGGTATTGGATAGCGCCATACAGCTAATCAAGGAGGATCTAAAGTGAATCAGAAGAAGGTAGACAAAGTAATCAAAAGCTTCAAGACAAGTGTTTACTCTGATGGCTTTCTGAATGGTGTTAGGTATGCACGCAATCAGTTCGTCGAGTTCCTCGATGCTCACTATGCGCTTGGAGACATCCTTACCGTTGAAGAGATCATCAGGGAATTAGAGTATTGGAAGATACAAGATAACCAATTGAAAGGATTAGCAGATGGCATCATGGCACCAATCTACGGCTTGGGCAAAAGCGCGGACGTATGCGAAGACTGTTTTGGAGCCGATCTGTGTCTCGTGTGCGAAGGAACTGACCGGTGAAGACTGGACGATTGATCACATCGTTCCTCCAGGGGAAGGTGAACCCAACCATGACCTCAACAATCTTCAATCCCTATGTAGATCCTGCAACGGTCGCAAGCAAGACCGGGTATTACAAAGAGTTACGTGGCGAAACCCTAGATACAAATAGAGGTGGGGTATCAAAGACGGTGGGGGGTAGGGTGCTAAGGGCTATGAACGATGCCTTGCCTTACAAACTCAGACCAATCAAAGCTAAAAGAAGAAGGGCACGCCGGACATACGGTTGGAGGCACGAACTATTCGCCTTTAGAATGGTTTGGCATAGCCATCACGGCCCTGCATTGGCAAAAAAGATTGAATCAATAAAGAAATTGGCTTGGAAATGATTGAAGCGTTTTTTTCTGTCATTCTTCCGCAATCCCGCGCAAGCATTTTCTTTTTTACAAGTTGGTCAGATTATTCGAGAATTGAGAGCAAGTGATTACTGAATCAATACAGAACTGGTTGGAAGAGCTGGACTTGAACTTGGAACAAAAGGTTTTAGCCGGACTATGCCTCCAGCTGGCAAAGAGCTTCGACCAACAGGCCAACACTTCTACGGCAGCCGAATTACGCAAGACCGTGCTCGAGTTGAAGCGATCTATTGGCGATGCAGCCCAATCTATTGATCCCCTGGAGAAGTTGCTAACGCGATAATGCTTCAGCTACCCACGCTCTACACAGAACCGCTGTCTAAGGACTTCAAGACCGACGGCGATAAGCTAATCGAGTTTGCAGAGATAGCCTGGAAGAGCCCGGAGAATCCAGACGGCCTACAGCTTGACGAATGGCAGAAGTGGTTGCTTCGAGCAATCCTTGAGCGCTATCCCGATGACAACCCAATGTATCCAGGCAGACTTCGTTATCGTCAAGTAGTTATCTCGGTCGGACGCCAGAACGGCAAGAGCCTTATCGCAGCCATGCTTGGACTCTACGGCTTGCTACTCCATGAGATTGGGCCACAATGCATCAGCCTGGCATCGAGCACGGATCAGGCCAACATCGTTTACAACCGAGTCCTATACGTCATCAACTCCAATCAATTTCTAAAGAAGCGATTCAAGCGAGCTACCGAAACCCGAGGCATCGTCACGGCTGACGGTGGTGGCCGGTATGATGTAAAGGCTGCCAAAGAAGCTGCCCTCCAAGGTATCCCGATTAGCTTCTGTCTATTCGATGAGCTTCACCTGGCAAAAGAGGGAATGTGGTCAGCTGCAGTTCTTGGAACTTCCCAGCGCAAGGATGGCATTGTTGTTGGAATCACAACAGCCGGAGACCAAAACTCAAAGACCCTAATAGACCTTTACAAGTCTGGAACCTTAGCAGCCAACGGATCCGAAGATCTAGAGCGCTTTGGCTTCTTCCTATGGACTGCACCGGACAACGCAGCCATCGATGATCCAAAAGCAATCATGGCAGCGAACCCTTCCGTTGCAGCCGGTCGAGTTCAGATTGAGCAAATCATCTCTGACCTAAAGACGATTCCAGAGCACGAAGCAAGACGCTATCGCCTGAATCAATTTATAGCCGGAACGTCTAACTCCTGGTTGCCGGCAAGTTTGTTTAGAGCTGCGACAGGTCGAGGTGTGACCAATACTCAAAACGCCGTCTTCGCCGTGGACATTACAAAAAACTGGGGCCACGCTACAATCGCAATTGCTAACACTCAAGACGGAGTTCAAGAGACGGAGCTAGTGATGTCGCTAGTAAACCCAACGGAAGACCAGCTCTACAACGAGCTAACCGCCTTGTATGCAAAGTTCAGTCCGCGAGCGATAGCATTGGATGATCGCCAGCTAACCAACTTGGGCAAGAGACTAAAAATCTCCGGCCATACGGTCTGGCAACTATGGGCTAAAGAAGTCTCCTCAATGTGCTCGGCTGTCTATGCTATGTTTGGCAACGGCCTCGTTAGGCACGCGAACGATCCCCTCCTCGTCGCTCAAATGCCTAACGGGGTTTCCAAGCAAGTTGGAGAATCCTGGTTTATCAGCCGGTCTGAATCTCTCGGAGACATCGATGCTCTAATGGCAACGGTCATGGCGCTCTACGTTTCCTCGCGAGCGCAACACGCCACCGTCGGCGTATTCTAGTCGGTGTATGATACTATGATGTCTATATGGCATCTATATTTGACAGGCTTCTAAGACGTCCTGAGAGACGCGCTGCCCAGCCAACAATTCCAACCAGACACCCAGCTGTTGTAAACCCAACAACTGCATTGTCTCTCACAGCCGTTTACAGAGCTGTCCAGATCATCGGCACTCCAATCAGCAAGATGACAATTAATACTTACAGATTCGCGACAGGCATTGAACTAAAAGTTGAAAACCCAGTATTGGTAAACAACCCAAGCATCCAACAGAACCGTCGCGACTTCCTCTTTCAAACAGTTGCATCACTAGCGCTCGAGGGCAACGCTTACTGGCTAAAGAACTTTGGATCTAACGGTCAGGTAAACAACCTAACTATTCTTCCAGCTTCAGCCGTCCAACCAAGCTGGCCAAGGATGAACAATGGTGCAATTGATTACTCAACCGTTGTCTATGACTACTTGGGCACACGCTACACCGAGCGCGAGATGGAGCACCTAAGAATCTTCAGCCAGGCTGGTCAGCTTCTAGGTGTAAGCCCAATTGCATCCTGCCACAAAGACATAAGCGCAGCTATTGATCTAAGAGATTACGCTGGCAACTGGTTCACCGCAGCCGGAGTTCCAACGGGAATCCTCAAAACCAACGCCATGCTAAACAAGGACGATGCAGAAACAGTAACTGCAAACTGGCACAACAAGCAACAGAACCGTCAGGTTGCAGTTCTAGGAAACGGTTTCGAATACCAGCAGATCGCGCTCTCCCCGAAGGACGCCCTCTTTACCGAAGTTCAGGATCAGCAGGTTCAGGCCGTTGCTCGCCTATTCGGTGTCCCAGCGCGACTGCTCCTGACTTCCGTGCCAGGTGCTTCAGACACCTACACAAACCTCCAAGATGAGAACCAGGTGTTCTACCGTCACACATTGATGGCTTACACCGATGCAATTACCGACGCTCTAAGCAACTGCCTTCCACGTGGCAACCGGGTCGAGTTTGACTTCGAGCACCTATTCAAGGCAGATGTCGCAGCTAGATACAACTACTACAAGGTAGCTATCGATGCTGGCATTCTGACTCCAGAAGAAGTAAGAACGAAAGAAGGACTAGATGTCTGAAATGATTACACGCGAGTTTCAGGCTCGATTAGTTGAGACCGAGGAAAGAACCATTGTTGGTCTTGCAGTTCCTTACGGTCAGGAGATCGAGCTAACCGGAAACACCAAAGAGCGTTTCGAGCCAGGAGCAATTGATGGCGTTGAAGACGTAAAGCTGTTTTATGGCCACGAAGAGCCAATCGGTAAAGTTATCGAAGGCCGCGACACTCCAGAAGGGTATGAGATTGTTGCTCGAATCTCGGACACTCCTCGAGGCAACGAAGTTTACACATTACTTCAGGACGATGTTCTGAATCGCTTTTCGGTTGGTTTCTTTCCGGTTGTAGATCGTAAAGAAGGCCAAACGATTGTTAGGGAGCTAGTAGATCTCAAAGAGGTTTCAGTAGTTCCGTTCCCTGCCTTTGAAGGCGCAAAAATAACCGAAGTCCGCAGCGAAGCTGAGCTAGCTGATGAGACTCCTATCGAAACAGAAAGTGAAACAATGTCAGAAAACATTGAACTTGACGTTCGCTCCGTTCAGGATGAGGTTGCAGAACTGCGCCGAGTCATTGAATCAGGCAAAGCAGTCGAGACCGCAACACCAGCAACACACAAGTTCCGCTCTCAGGGTCAGTTTGCTAAGGCTCTTCTAGACGGAGACGAAGACGCAAAGGCTCTAGCCCGCGCTGCTTCAACTTCAGCAGACACAGTAGCCCTTCCAGGCTTCTTGGGATACATTGATAACCTAATCAACACCAACCGCCCAACACTATCAGCATTCTCTCGCGCAGCTCTTCCAGCAGCCGGTCTAACCGTTGAGTATGCTCAGGTATCTGCAAACACTCTTACAGTTGGCGTTCAGAACCCTGAGAATGAAGAACTTGCCTTTGGAAACCTAACCATTGATTCAGTATCAGCTAACGTAATTACCTACGGTGGATACACTTCAATGAGCCGTCAGACCATTGAGCGTTCATCCGTAAACTACCTAGACACCGCACTTCGCGCTCTATCTATTGCTTACGCGAACACAACCAACAACGCAGTAGTAGACCTAGTTGAGGCTCAGAACTACGCAGGTAAAACCTTCGATGTTTCAGCACTAACAAGCGAAGCGCTTATCGGTGGAATCGCAGATGCATCAGCGTTTATCTTTACAGAGACCGGACTTCGCCCAGAGGCGATCATGGTTGGAACTGGCGCCTACAAGAAGCTTCTACAAGCAGCAGGTGAAGATGGCCGCCCAATCGTCGTAGTAGATGGCCCAGGAGTTAACAACATTGGATCAGCTAATATCCCAGGTCTAGCCGGGCAGATATTCGGTTTGCCAATTATTGTAGACCCAGCATTCGGAGCCAACCTAGGCTACATGGCTAACAGCGCGGCAATTCAGACTCTCGAGTCTCCAGGTGCACCGGTTAGACTTTCTTCAGGTGACATTACAACCTTGACCGACTCAATCAGCGTTTATGGCTACATGGCGATTACCATCCCATTCGCAGACGCTTTGGTCAAACTAGACATCGTTTAGTAGGAATCTAAAATGGCAGTGACGTTGGCAGAGTTTCAGGCGTATGTGGGAACAGAGGAAACAACCTTCCCTCAGGAATGCCTGACTGCTGGACACGCCTTGGTAACCCGATACATCGGAACCAAGACCGTGCCGGTGTCAGTTCACGATCAAGCGACTCTAATCGCTTCGTCTGAACTCTTCCACCGTCGCTCCGCTCCTAACGGAGTGGCTCAGTTTGCCAGCTTTGATGGAGCACCCATCAGAGTTGCTAAAGACCCATTGAATGCTGTTTACCCTTTACTGATGCCTTACACGGGCTATGCAGTATGAGCGAAATCAATGCAGCTAAGGTCGAGTTCAAGCTCGAACTAGTTGATGCAGGTTTGAACGTCCTGGAGTATATTCCAGAGCGCATCACACCGCCCATTGTTCTTCTAAACGCAGCTCAGCCTTATCTTCAGACTGCACAGTTTGGAGAATGGAGCTTAGGCATC